TCGGAGGATTAAGAACATGGCACAATATTCCACACAAAAAGTTAAGGTTATGAATTTCATGCGAGCATATGGCGAGATATCCCAAAGGGATGGTTTTAACATCGGGGTGTATCGATTGGCGGATGTTATTTTTAGAATGAAAAAGGATGGCATTTTAATCCATACAGATTATCGCAAGGTGTTAAATGCGGATGGATCCTCGAGCCGAGTGGCATTCTATTCCCTGATATCGGATGAAAACCAATTGACATTACCATTTGAGGTATAAAAAATGGCGGCGGGTGTGGGATTCGAACCCACAATACACGGTACCAAAAACCGATGCCGTACCATTTGGCCAACCCGCTATAACGATTATACACTAACAAGGAGGTGTATACCATGATGGATTACGAAATAGCAATGTGCGATATTGCCGAGGTATTGAGGCGGCACAACAAGGCCCAATTGGGCGGGCATGTATTATCCTCCGATGTGGCCGTTGAAAGGATCCGTAATATTGTTGTTCCTCATGGCCATTGGATGCACAACAATGATGATTATAACGATTGGTATGAATGTTCCGAATGCGGTTATGGAGATGAGGGCGAAATAACAAAACATATGCCGAGGCATTGCCCGGGATGTGGGGCACGGATGATAAAGGAGGGTGACGTATGAGTGATGATTTAATCAGCCGTGAGGCTTTGAAAAGAAAACTTCAATATGTATATTCGTGCGATTATATTGGAAGTAAATCGAAAGAAGGTATTGTATCAGATATTATTGATGCTATCGACAATGCGCCTACAATAGAAGCTTATCCATTTGAGCAAGTGCAAGAATTAGTAAAACTTAATCAACAGTTTGCTCAAGAGATAGAAAATTTGAAAAGACCGAAGGGCAAGTGGATACCCAAGGGACGTTGGCACATAGACACCCAATGTATTGAATACACTTGTTCTATTTGTGGTAGAAAGATAATGAGAGAAGAGAGTTTGGATGTAATTGAACAATACCCTTTTTGTCATTGTGGTGCAGATATGAGAGGTGACGTATGAGAACTATTGATGCAGACGCATTGGAGGAACACAAGTTTGTCGGCAACAAATTTGTTATAAATGACTACCAACAGGGTTGGAATGACGCAATAGACGCAATTATCGACAATGCTTCGACAGTAGAACCTAAGTGGATTCCTGTTAGTGAGAAACTTCCCGATTTATTTGAGGTGGTTTTGGTAACAGATGAATGCGGTAAGGTGTTCGAATACGAAAGACGCTCATTAGATGATGATGGGAATGTATGCGATGAATGGTGTTTCTTAGGTAGAAATATTATTGCATGGATGCCTTTACCTAAGCCATATACGAGAGGTGACATATGAACCTAAATGACGTAATACCGAAGAATTGGAAGTGTCCGGAATGCGAAAATGGAAATCACTATTTTATCAGATACAACGACAGTACCCTTATTTGTAAAAAATGCGGAAGGTTTGCAAAAATGGGGTATTTGAAGAAAGAAGGTGACGTATGACGATAGATTTAAGCAAGGAAGATATTGAACAGATAGAGAAAGACGGTTATTTGTCCGTGGTTATTGAAGATAACGGATTTTGTGCCATGTCGGTAAGTGCTGAATATATCAAGATAGTGGCAAGTATGAGAGGTGAAGAAAATGCCTAGAAGTTATCGTTGGTGGCTTAGTCAGAAACGCAGAGTACAGAAGAAATACACCTTGTTTTTGGGACGGTATCTTTCTCCTAAAGAATTAAAAGCATGGTACAAAGATTGGTGTAAGGCACATGAGAGGTGACGTATGAAAGTATGGGAAATGAACCCCATTCGTTTCGGGGATGAATTAAAGGCGATCCGTGAGGATGCCAATTTAACACAAAGGGAATTGGCAAAGAAGATATACCGGGGCCGTGAATCAACTGTTAAGAATTGGGAACAGGGCGTTTGTTTACCGAATGTGGCAACAATCATCGAGATATGCAAGGCCCTCGGAATCGATGAAATCAGGATTAACACAACAAAGGGTTGGTATTTCGAACGAATCAAGGCAAAGGAGGATCCTGAGGATGTACCACGATAAAAATGATAGAATATGCGGCCGATGCCGCCACAACAGATTCGAGAAAGTAAAGAAATTCGGCACCGAGGTATCACGATTCTATTGCAACAATTCCAAATCTGATTCGTATGGCCTCGATACCCGTTACGATGATTACTGTTCCGATTTCGAACGAAAGGAGCGATAAACATGTATAAATCTCCGATAACGGCATTATTCCATTATCCCGAACCGGGTGTGGATCCTGATATATTGGCCGCATGCATGGGCGTGGATGATTTAACCCGTAAAATTCAAAAGGATATCAATGAGAAACAGGAACAGGCCGTATATAATGCAATTAAATGTCAAATGGCCGTTGAGGTTGATAAGGATGAGTTAATGAGGGCATTGGCATACGATAGGCACCAATATGATGAGGGTTACCGAGATGGATATGCCACGGCCAAGGCCGAATTTGATGAGAAGATAGAAAAGGCCATAAATTCATTGATGGAGGTGGGCAATGATGGAATGGATTAAATTACCCGATAAACAGTATGTGGATAATCTGATTGTGCATGAAGTTAAATGCCCGGTATGCGGATACAAAGAAACATTCCACACGGATCCCCACGGGGAATGTTGTGTTTGTGAAACAAAACTTGCATACGAAAGGGGCAACGGCAATGGATGATTTGATAACCAAATACGATGCCATGGAGGCAATCAGTAAAATAGAATATGCGGATTTAAAGAATAAATTAATTGCCCCGGAACAGGCAATTAAGGCAATCGGGGCATTGGATCCATTACACGGCCCCTCATTACTCAATGAATTGAGGCCAAAAGGCACATGGGTTGAATATTCTGTTGTATCGTGTGGTTCCATTCTGAGGAATAGGGATAATATTGTAGAACAGAAATGCGGCCGTTGTGGCCGTTGGTCACAAAAATGGGCCAATGCGGTAAACAGGCGATATTGTGGCCATTGTGGGGCCGAAATGGTAAAGGAGGAATATGAGGCATGAAAAAAACTATTGGTTTTCATCATGGAGCATTGGCGGATTCATACGAGAAACAGGCGGCCGAACAGGGATTCACATTAGGTGAAAACAAAGGTTGGATTCAATCGGTTGGTGATGGGATAATTCGTGCCCATATGCACGGATGTATAACCGATGCCGAATATGATAAGATTTTGCGGCGATTCCACAAAAAATACTCGTTAAGAACATCAAACCATTAAAGGAGGATCCTGAGGCATGAAAGCAATAATTATCACGGCAATCATTTGTGCAACCCTTGTAATGATTTCATGGATTAACAAGGATAAGCCAAGAAAGGAGCGATAACAATGGCATTTGATTTGGATACATGGATAAAGGAGCGTGATGAGGCGGCATGTTCATTCGATTTGGATAAATTCAAGGCGTTTATCAATAAGTATTCCGATATTTATGGTGCCCCATATGTGCCCGCCATCCCCTCCGATGAGGTATTGGAGATAACCATGCGTAAAATGGTATTGGCAATGGCAAATCCCCCGGCGGATAAGTATTCGGAGGCATGCGAATGGTTAACGGCCCACGGATGCGATTTGGAGGTATAACATGGGCGTTAGGTGTTTTTCATTCCCACGCAAACGGAACAAGTACGGCAACGAGAAAAGGGAATATAACGGCCGCACATTTGATTCCGTTGCCGAGATGAACAGATATATTATTCTATCTGATATGGAGAAACGTGGCGAAATCTCAAACCTCCGATGCCAAGTGCCATTCGAGTTATTACCGGGATTCACAATCAACGGCCATAAGCAAAGGGCCATCAAGTATGTTGCCGATTTCGTTTATATGGATCCTGAGGGCAAGGAGCATATCGAGGATGTAAAGGGCGTGGAAACAAAGGAATATTGCCTTAAACGAAAATTGATGGCATACCAAGGGCATTTGATCGAGGAACCCAATAAGCCAAAACGATGGTGGGATAATTCCAAAAAATAAGTAAAAGGGTATATAATCCGTATAAAGGGATTGTATGCCCTTTAATTATTCATTGAACGAGGTAATGCAAGATGGATAAAAAGACAACGGCCAAGGCAACGGCCTCCAAAAAGGTTGCAAAGGCAAAGACAACCACAAGAACAAGGGCAACCAAGAAAACCCCGGTAACAGAAAAAAAGAAGATGGGCCGACCAAGGGCCGAAATAAGTGCACGCCAATTTGAGGAATTGTGTAAAATGCAATGCACTCAAAAGGAGATTTTGGCGGTTTTGGGTGTTTCTGATAAAACCTTGCTTAAATGGTGCATGGAAACATATGGTGTGCCATACTCCGATGCATATAATAAATATGCCGATTGCGGAAAAACTAACTTGAGGCATATTCAATTTCGTATGGCCGAGGCGGGATCCGAACGCATGGCCATATGGTTGGGTAAACAATATCTTGGCCAATCTGATAAACAGGATGTAACAGTTGCCGAGATTGATGATAAATCCCGAAACGAAATTGAGGATTTTCTTAATGACAACGAAACAACAACAAATCCTCAGTAAGTTAAAAAACCAACCTTATATCCTTGGTTGGCACTTAGGGTTCAATAAACTAACCCCATTGAACGGCGAATGGATGCAAGATATGGTTTTTGGCACCGAGGATACAACGTTGCAAGCACATCGAGGATCCTATAAAACAACCTCGGTATCCATTGCGTTGCTTTTAATCCTCATACTGTACCCGAACGACAAAACCAAATTTTTCCGCAAAACCGATTCGGCCGTAAAGGAGATTATTCGCCAAGTATCGTTGATGCTTAAAACATCCTTGGTACGGCAAATTGTGCGTGAGATTTGGGGTGTGGATCTTAAATTAATTACAGATTCCGCATTTGAGATAACAACCAATTTAACGAACGATCCCCGAGGCACGGCCCAATTGTGTGCATCGGGTATTAAATCATCAATGACGGGCCAACACTATGACCGAATTTTTACCGATGATATCGTAACGGTTGATGATAGAACATCGAGGGCCGAACGTGAACAAATAAAGAATCTGTATTTGGAATTGCAAAACATCATTAACAGGGATGGCCGAATTTATAACACGGGAACCCCGTGGCATAAGGAGGATGCATTTACTGTTATGCCCGAGGCAATCAAATATGATTGCTATTCCACCGGGATAATGAGCGATGAGGAAATATCCGCCAAAAAGGAGCAATTGCCGCCATCGTTGTTTGCCGCCAATTATGAATTACGCCACATAGCGGCCGAGGATGTTATTTTTTCGGATCCTATATTGCATGGAGATATCACGAAAATTGCACAATCCCCGTTTTCACATATCGATGCCGCATATGGTGGTGCGGATTATACTGTATATACGATTGTTAAGAAAACAGAAAACAAATATTTTGTATTCGGTAAGATATGGCCCAAGGCCGTGGATGATTGTATTGATGAAATCATTGCCCTCCGAAAAAAGTATATGATTGGCCGCATATATTGCGAGAATAACGGCGATAAAGGCTATTTACGCAAGGAACTGAGGAAAAGGGGCGAACGTGTCACGGATTATTGGGAAGATATGAACAAATACTTGAAAATTGTTACATATCTGAAATTTGAGTGGAAAAACGTGGTGTTTGTCGATGGCACGGATCCCGAGTACATTGAACAGATATTGGATTATAACGAGTATGCCGAACATGATGATGCACCCGATTCCCTTGCCTCCATGATTCGTGTATTGTGGGGCATGAAAAACGAGGAAGATAAGGTGCATTCGGGGTTTGGCTATTGATTTTCGTGATATACTATGCATATATAGCCGATTTGGCATCATTTTTGGAGGTATAAACAGATGAAAACATACCAAGATTGGTTAAAGGTTGCCAATTCTGATGAGAATGCCCGCATGGCGTTCATCAAATCGGCAATTGAGGATTTCAAGGCATCCCCCGAGTACAGAAATGCACTTGATGGCGATGCATACTATAATGGCCGCAACACAACCATAAAGCGTTATGAAAAAATCCTTTTTAATGCTTTAGGGCAAGCGGTTCCCGATTTGGTGAGTGCAAATCACAAATTGGCATCCCGTTTCTTTTATCGTGATGTTATGCAAGCGGCATCGGTATTGTTGGGCAATGGTGTTAAATGGGCATCCCCGGAGGCAATCGGAGGCAAGGCCCTCGGAATCGATTTTGATGCCAAACTGTTAAAGGCATACAAGATTGCCCAAAGGCAAGGTGCCGCATTCGGTTTTTACAACAACGGCCGTGTTGAAATATACAAATTTACGGAATTCATGCCCCTAGTTGATGAGGAGGATGGATCCATAAAGGCGGGAATCAGATTTTGGCAAATTGCATCCAACAAGCCTTTAAGGGCAACAATGTTCGAGTTAGATGGCTATACCGAATATATGTGGGATGATAAGGGCAATGGATCCGTTAAACAGGAAAAGCGGGGTTATAAAATGGTTGTTGGTGAATCCAAGGCCGATGGTGAGATTATATATAATTACGAGAATTACCCCACATTCCCCGTTGTTCCCCTTTATGTTAACGAGGAAAAGGAATCCGAATTGATGCCCCTTAGATCCAAGATTGATTGCCGTGATTTGATATCAAGTGGATACGCCAACGATATCGATGATGCATCCATTATTTATTGGACTATAACCAATAGTGGCGGCATGGATGATGCCGATTTGGTGAAAATGCTCGATAAATTGAGGAAATTGCACGCAACCCAAACGGATGGTGATGTTAATTTGCAATCACATTCCGTTGAACCCTCATACCAAGGCCGTGAGGCAATTCTTACTCGTTTGGATGCTGATTTGTACGAGGATGCAATGGCGGTTAATACCAAGGATCTATCCTCACGAAATGCAACGGCAACCGAGATTATTGCCGCATATGAACCATTAAACGAAAAATTGGATGACCACGAAACATATATAACAACGTTCATCCTCGGTTTACTTGCCGTGGCTGATATTGAGGATATGCCCTCATATGATAGGGCCGTGGTAATGAACAAGGCCGAGGAAATCAACACGATATTGGCGGCCGCTATGTATTTACCCGAGGAATATATCACATCCAAGATTGTTACGCTTTTTGGTGATAAGGATGCATTGGAGGATATCAAGGCACAACAAGCGGGCGAATCAATCAACAGGTTAACAGGCGGAAACAATAACCCCGATGGTGATGGCAACGAGTAATGGCAAGAATACGCCCATTAAGGCCGAACGGCCAAGATAACAACCCGAATCCTCAGAATCCATTATTGGATAATGAGGATTTGGCCATGCTCGAAAACGATGAGCGATTGGCACAATTGGAAAACAGGTTAACCCGGTTGTATTCTGATTCCGCCAATGAGTTAACCCGCCAATTGAACGAATACATGGAACAATATGAGGCACAATATAATGAAATGCGTGCATCATTGGCCCGTGGCGAGATAACACAACAGGAATACGAACGATGGGCACGAAATCGATTCTTGCGTACCCGACAAATGCAACAACAAATCGAATCATTAACCAATGATATGGTGCGTGCCGATGAATTGGCCGTGCAAATGGTTAATGGAGAATTGCCCGATGTTTATGTATCATCGTTCAATTATTCGGGATTCCGTGGCGAGGTATTGGCGGATGCGGCGGGGTATGATTATGCCAATTTTACCTTATACAATGCCGATGCCATGCGTATTATCATGGCCGAGGATCCCGATTTAATACCATGGGAGGAACCCTCGGTTGATATTCCCCGGGATATGAGATGGAATCGCCAACATATCCAAAATGCGGTTGCACAAGGCATATTGCAAGGTGATGGAATCCGTGAGATATCCAACCGATTATTGCCCATTGTTAACATGGATAGAAATGCGGCAACGAGAACGGCCCGCACGGCATT